GCCTTGTGAACCCCACATACCGAGAGGATCAGACCAGCCGAAGCTGTAACGCTCACGAGCCTTGTAACGTACGTTACCAGTATCGAAATCGCCATCCATCGACTGAGCCAATGGGGTACGAACAAAGTGCTTCATACCGTTTGGAACGTCGGTGGTTAGGAAGTAAGCATTTGGATCGGTCAAGAAGTGGTTAATTGCATAACCCTCTGGGATCGAGCCATTGTTTACTAAAGCGTTGATGTCGTTATCGGTCGTACCAACACGCAACTGAGTTTCGAGCAAACGAGTCGCAACGAACTGGAGTTGTGGAGGAACGATCAATTTCTTAGGACGAGCAGCGATCAACAGATCACGTTCATCAGTCCACAAGCTAATCTGAATAACTGCGTTTTCCAACGAAGTCTCATTCAAGTCAGCAGCGGTTGATTGGGTGTTGCTGTTGGTGCCACCAGAAACCAAAGGATGCTGGGTAGAGAACAGAGGTACACCGTCACCGCCGTAATATTGGGCAGAGTTGGTGAAACCGTTGTTCAATACAGCAGCAGCTTTAACCTGCTTGGTATAAGCCATAGCACGAGCCAAAGCCTTGGTATAACGAGCCGATAAGCTGTCATACAAGTTGTCCTCGATTGCCTCTTCCGTTAGGGAGAAGCCGAGAGCAATGGTCTCATGGTTATAGCGAGCCGTGAATGCCTCTTGTGCATTGTCGTAAGCGATGGCAGAGCCTTCGTTCTTGACTGGTGCAGCAGAGAATCCAGACAATTTGGTTTCTTCTTCGAAAGAACGCTCAGAGGTCTCAGTTTCATAGATCTCTTTGTGTTCTTCACCGTAGCGAGCATACTCAAGACCGAACAATGCGTTCAAGCCTGGGAGCAGCTCTTTCAGTAGTTGTGCGCGTGAAATAGCCATTTATATGCTCCTTATGCTGCGGTTGCTACAGGGGTTGCACTGTAATAGGTATGTACGCCAAAGTTGAACTTGACGATTACCTCAGTGAAAGATCCAGACGCATTAACAGTCTCTGGCACACCCGCAATAATACGGAATGGAAGAGTGGTTGTTGATGTGTTGGTACTGTTATAAATACCTTCGTTTGAATCACCAGAGGTGGTTGTACCAGCGGTGGTGTAGAAAGAAACGTTGTTCCCTACATCAGTCTGGGTCAAACCGCCAATAGCGGTGCTAGACGAAAGAACTGCCACTTTAAAGAGAGTGTCAGGATCGTCACAAACATAAGCAACGATATCCGAGGCAACAGTGCCAGCAGGATAGTATTGTTGCTGAAGTGGCTGCTTGGTAGTTGGGTTAGTGAAAGAGCAACCCAAGAAAATACCAACAGCATCGGTCGCAGAATCAGTGGTAGAAACACGGCTCAAAGTACCACCTGTGTTCAGACGCACGACATCACCATAAAATATGGAAGTGCCAGAACCTGAAGCGATGGGAATTTGACGAGTTGCACCAGCGAATACCTGACCACCGATCAAATTGATCGGTCTGAACCCATAAGGTCCTGAAACGGTAGGATAAGCCATTTAAAACTCCTAATTAAATTAATTACCTTTTCCAAAGCTAGTCGAAGACTTTCTCTCCTTGAAGAGGGGCATCCTTGCGTCACTTTGGCGCATAAAGTTATTGTCCACAGCCTCCGTCTGAGCTTCGCTCTGCTTGGCGTAATGTGCATTACGCTGCTGAACAAATTCTTCGGGAGTCTTGCAAAGCAATAACCCACCGATCTCAATATTGTCTTTGTATCGACTATTGGGATCGATTAGCAGTTGTAGTTGCGGCTGTTCTTCAACTCGGACAGGTTCCCAGCCTTCCCTCATTTTTGCTGAGAGGTTGCGGGGATCAGCCGTACCCAGTGTTGAAGTACGAATCCAACGATACGTATAACCAGGTTGTTTATCTGGTTCTGGTAACAACTCTGCTGGCGCCCACTGCTCAGGACGTTTGCTTGTTGTACGTGTATCTGCTTCTCTTTGTAATCTAGTGTTTGCCATTTTAAGACTCCATCTTCATAAGTTCACGGGCGTATTGCTCTGGGGTTAGACCTAACTTCTTCGCTATAGATAATTGGGATGTATTCAACTTTATCTTTTTCGAAGAGGTACTTCTACTCGCAGGAGCAACGACTGTACTCGGCTTCGTCCGATCAGTCGGTTTGGTGTCTTCCACTACGTCCTGAAAATTCTCAGGGAATCTCTTCCGCATTGTGTCATCTATGCGTCTGTAATACTCATCAGTCGTAGCGTAAGCCATACCATTCTCCTTGACTAGCTTTTCATGTAAGCCTAAAGCTAGACTGGTCATTTCGTCATCCTGACCAAACCAAGAATTACGTTCTTGCCAAGCGGCTGCTTTTGCATCACGAGTTGGC